CAATTTGAAGCAAAAGGAAGCAAGATTAATCTTGATACTACCTTCAAACTCCACAAGGTATATGAAAACGCTGATAAATCTCGACCAGTTGTGCAAGCTTCACTCGGACCTCATGTTGAGGGTCTTTGTATGCCGCACCCTGATCCAAGCGATGCCACTACAGCATTAACTGGGGCCATGTACAGGTTCTGTCGTGAAATACCCGCAAAAAAACTTTCCAAAGCGGGAATTCACTGAATTTGTTAAATTCTGGTTGGAAGATAATATGATCCCAATCGAACCATTCGCCGATACTTCAGTTAGGGCATGGTTAGACAAAACGCCGTACACTTTAAAAAGAAAACACGAACTAATGACTAAGTTCGATCAACTCAATTGCGCAGCATACCAGTTAGATGATAGGCATCTCCAAGTTAAAAGCTTCATTAAGGATGAAGTTTACCCGGAGTACAAACATGCTCGTGCGATTAATTCTAGAACCGACGAATTCAAATGTGCAGTCGGACCTATATGTCAGCTTATTTCGGATAAGATGTTCAGCCTTCCGTGGTTTATTAAGAAAATTCCAATTGCCAACCGGCCTAAATATATTTTAGATCGATTACAACGGGCGGGCTCCACATATTTTACTTCCGATTATACATCATTTGAAGCTCATTTTAAAGCTGAAATGATGGATGCTTGTGAGCATCAACTCTTTGAATATATGACAACAAGTTTGCCTGACGGTGATAAGTTTGTCGAGTTGATGCGCCGAGCCAAATCTGATCATCCCAATTTGATCAGTTTTAAGCGTGGCACTCTAGAAATTAAAGCCAAAAGAATGAGTGGAGAAATGGACACCTCATTATCAAATGGCTTTTCAAATTTAATGTTCATGTTGTTTTTGTGTTCTAAGAATGGAAATACAAATGTTTCGGGCGTCATTGAGGGCGATGATGGACTTTTTGTCATGGATGGTGATGCGCCTCCAGCCGCAATGTTTGAAGATTTCGGACTTACTATAAAGATCCAAATTTTTGAGGATCTTGCCCACGCTTCTTTTTGTGGGATGGTCTTTGATCTTGATGACCAAAAGAATGTCACGAATCCCATTGAGGAACTAATCAATTTTGGATGGACTACTGCGCGTTATGCCAAGTCCAGGACTTCAGTCCATAAATGCTTGATAAGAGCTAAAGCTCTGTCGTTGGCCTATCAGTATCCCGCTTGTCCTGTCCTGAGTAAGTTTGCTTACCAGATGTGCAAGTTGACAGCCGGATATGATAGTATGTCTTGGGTCAATAGTCAGAGCGGCCATGCATTTAACCTCTACGAAATTGAAATGATTCGCAAATCCCATGAATATTTCAATTCCAAGAATCTCTCAGAAGAACCTGGAATTGGAACACGATTGCTTGTAGAGCAATTGTATGGTTTAACTGTTGCTGAACAGGTGATACTTGAGAAATATATTGAGACATTAACATCATTAGATGCGCTCAGTCACCCAATAATTTATCAGCATGCTAAACCTGAATGGTCAGATTATTATGATTCATATGCTCTTAGGATGGCTGTGAATGATGACCATGCCAGCTTCGCCGTCAAATGGCCAGAAGCTCGCCCCAAAGCGGACCTTACCGCCTTTATGAAGAAGAAATAAGGACCCTCTACCCACCTCTTTGCTAACTGACCTGTGG